GGGTTTCTCTTGGTCGTCGCCGCCCTGGGCCTGGGGCCCGCCGGCGGCCATAGTCATCTGCTGCTGCTGCTGCTCGAGCGCCTTCTTCTCCTTCTCCTCCATCGCCTTCTTCCGGGCCTCGAACTCCGCATCAGAGAGCTCCGGGAGGCCGGCGGTCCGGCGCATTTCGTTGAGCTCGCCCAGGACGTCAGGGTTCCACATCGAGATCCCGGCCAGCTTGGCCGTGCGCTCCGCCATCTTGAGCTGGTCCTGGACGTAGGGGAAAACAAACTCCCACTTGAACTCATCGCCCCAGAAGTGCTGGACGATGCAGGTCATTTCGTCGGCCAGGAGCTCACAGAACGGCTTGAGCCCCCAGTCCCGGCTTATGTCCAGGGTCGGAGAGATCGACTTTTCGAAGAGGGCCCCGGCGTCACCCCGGCCCGCTTGCCTGGCCGCCAGGCCAAGCTCCTCCACCGGGATCTGGTAGATCCCGCAGACCAGGCGGGTGAGCCACTCGAGGTATTCTTTCCACTGCATATCCTTGGGGCTGCGGTGGAACGGGATGAACTGCGGAGGCGTGGGCGCGTGCGTGATGTCGCCCCGGCGGCCGCCGCCCACGATCGGGAGGCGCCAGCCGCTCATCAACTCGTGCTGCCAGAAATACCTGAAGTAGTTGACGTCCTCCTGGGTCGCCGTGGATCCCAGGTAGAGGAGACCCTCGGGGATCTTGGGGCCGTAGAAATAGTCCGCGTTGTACCTCGAGCCGTGAACGATCGCCGTGGCCGCCGTAATCAGCATTTCGATCGGGCTCACCCCGTAGCCGGCGAGGTCGATCATGGTCGTGGGGTTCTGGTAGATGTAGATCAACGCCGGCTTCCGGAGGGTCCCCGTTTCGGTCCCCGGGAGGCCGAGCGTGACGAACTTGCCGACCTTCTGGCTCTTGATAACCTGGATGTAGGACTCTTTCGGGTCCAGGACGCCCTTCTTGGTCAGCTTCGGCATGATCGTGGCCCCGTCCATCGGGACCAGCTCACCGAAACCGCCCGACCGGCTCGGAACCACCTGGAGGCTGCCGGCGTCGAGGACCAGGATGTCATCCGCCACCTTCTCGAGGACCCGGTTCAGGCCGTCCCGGTTGCGGTTCCTGCGCCGAAAGACCTTCTCGATCTCCCGGCACTGCTTTTCCTGCTCGGCCGTCGGCTCCGCTTTCTCGTCCACCAGGCGGACCCGCCAGTCGATGATCCGGATCTGCGTCTTGCGGTACTCGATGGCCAGGCGGATCGGCTCGCAGGCGTATCCTATGCGGCGGAGGATCGAGAAGTCGATCAGCGTGGGCTTGCGCTGCGCCCGGTGGAAGGCGTCTGTCTCCTGGCGTTGGGGGTCCATCAGGGTCCCCATGATGCCGGCCAACCGAGAATTGTCCTCCATGCCTTTGAGCGCCTTGAGGAGATCCCGGCGCTCGCCCTGGAGGGCCTGAACCTGACCGGCCCGGCGCTCCTCGAGCTCGGCCTCGATAGCGGCCGTGGCGGCGGCGCTGTCGTAGATCATGGTCTTGAGGTCAGGCATCGGCATTGCGGGCTCCTATGCGAGGACCAGGCTGCGCTTCACGACCCCGGTCAGGCGCTCCTCGGCGATCATGGCGTAGAGGTTCGAGTGGCCGTAGTGGTCAGGCCCTAGGCTCCGGACCGTCTCGTAGATCTCCCCGCTCTTTGGGTCCTCGTACTGGAGGACCTGGAAGTTGACGTGGTGGTCGACAAACTCGCCCAGGCGCTCGCTCCGGTACGGCAGGTCGATCTGCCGCTGGAGAAACTCCGAGAGGACCAGCTTGATCGTGGCCGTCCGGTGGACGGTCACCTTACTCTGCGCTGGCTGCCAGGCCGGCCGGAACACCTTACTCGAGCGCTCCTCCCTGGGATAGTAGCAGGCGTAGACGCTTCCAGGGAATCGCTTGAAGAGGATCGCATTGCGGTCCTTCCCGTAGCCGGCATCGCAGACCAGGATCCCGTCCCCGTTCCGACAGTAGGCGGCGAAGAGGTCCCCGACCCGCTTGGTATGCTCCGCCGGATCCGCCGCCGTGATCTTCTCGACCCAAAGCAGCCTCGATCGGCCCTGGTAGGGGCTCCGGATGGTTATCCATGACACATCGCCCCAGTCAACGCCCATGGCGATCGGGCCGTGGGTCCAGGGCCCCCTCGATCCGTCGACCCAGTCGTATTCCTCCCGGCAACAGGCCCAGAGGTCCTCATCCGTGACAGTCACTTCGTCCGAGAGGAAGGGCTCGCCCAGGGCCTCGTTCGCCCACTGGTGGGGGAAGCGGTAGTCCTGGCGCTTCTGGTAGAGCCGCTCGGCCGTGATCCAGGGCGCCATGAGCTGCGTGATCTTCCACGAACTCCTCCCGGGCGGGGCCTTGGGGTTGAGGGCGATCCAGTGGCCGCCGTACTGCCCCCCGGTCTCGTCCAGGTGGACCCCACGGTCGAGCGGGGCCCCGCATTTCTGGCATCCGTAGTAGTGCTGATCGCCAGGCTTCGCCCCGTAGAACTCGGGGTCTTTCCCCGCCGGCACCTCGAGGACCGAGTCCGGCCAGGCGATCTCCGACTCGTGGCCGCAGTGGCACTTGTAGTGCCAGGTGTGCTGTGTGCCCCCCAGGAAGCGGCCGTGGATCCCGATCTTCGGGAGTGTCGGCGTCGAGATCCGATGCTTGTGGCCGATCTCGCTGTGGCTCGTGCTCTCGGCGAATACCTGCTCGGCCCTGGGGTTGGCGGCGTCGTACTCGTCGAAGGTGATCGAATCGCAGGACGGCGATCGCCCGCCGTACTCCGTCCAGGAGGCCTCGAGGACGTAGAACGAGGTTCCCGCAAACTGCTTCATCTGGACGTTGTCGGCCCCCCCGCTCTCCCGGGCCGACATGAGCCGCCTCGAGAGGGCCGGAGACTCCTTGATCGACGGGTTCAGGCGCTCCCGCCCGAACCTGACCGCCAGTTTCGAGGTCGGGAAAACGTGCATCACGACCGAGTGAGGGACCATCGACACCAGGCGGAGGTTGTGGTTCAGCTCCGCCTCGGAGATCTCCATCTGCCGGCTCTTGATCGTATCTTTGTCCGGGCTCATGTCCTGGAGGTACTCGGGCAGGTATGGCCGGCGGCCGAACCTGGTGAGGGAGAACGGCCGGCCCCGGAGGACGCGGTTCGACACAATCCAGCGGACCGGGTCGTGGTGCTGCCACGCCCAAAGCCCGCCGGCGTTGGTCACCTCCGCCAGGAGGTCATTCGCCGGCTCGCTCTCCAAGCTCCGGATGTGTGGCGACAATGCTGTCGCCCACTCCTCGCAAGAGACTCCCGACATTCTCCGCCGCCTTCGGATCGTCCGCCATGGCCCGGGCCAGATCCAGGAGGCCGCCCAGGAAGTTTCCTGGGCCCGCTCGCCCGGCCTGACCGTCAGGGCCGCCTACCGCCTCGCCCACCGCCCCCTTCTCCTCGAGCCTGGCCTGTTCCACCAGGTCCCGGAGGGTCCGGGCGTAGCGTGGTACGTCTTTCGCCTCGATCCCGCCCTCGGCCCCCTCGATCAGCTCGATCAAGCGCTGGCTCGCCATCCCGAGGGTTCTAAGCCGGGCCTTCTCGCCCTCCATCAGGGCCAGGACCATCTTCTCCCGGAGATCCCGCTTCAGGATCCGGATCTCGTCGTCGAAGTCCCTGTCCCACCTCTGGAGTGTCGACAGGCTCTTCGGCGCCTTCTCCCGGAACTGTTCCCTCAGCACCCTCAGCGTCCCCCGGTAGCTCCTCCCCCGGGCCCTCTCCGCGATGAAGGCCTGGACCACCTCCGGAGGGAGGATCTTCTGCCCGGTCCCGCTGTTTTTCCGGGAGTGCTTCGTGAGGGCCGCCGGCTTCCGCTTCCCGTTGGTCCTGTCCCTGGTGTTCGGCGTCCCGCCCCTTTTCGCCCTGGCCGCCATCACCATCACCCGCTTTCCCCGGGGTCTCCTCGGGCTGCGGATAGAGGATCTCCTTGATTCTCGCCCGCGCCTCGAGGGCCTCCCGGCCTGTGAGCTTCGTCCCGTCCATCTTCCGGCCCGAATGCAGGGCCCGGATCATTTCGAGGTAGTAGCCCGACCCTGTGCTGATCGCATCGAGGTACTGCTTCTGCCGCTCGATAATCACGTTGACCAGGTCCGCCAGGTCAGAAACCGCCTGGGCCAGCTCCCTCAGTGCGTCGCCGGCCACCCTGGAGACCTGGGCGTGGCCGTGGGTCCCGAACTCGATCAGCTCATCATCCCGCCTGGCACTCCTCACCCGAAGCGGGAACCGCCCCTTCGGCCCGTCTTTCCGCTTCGGTCCCTTGCCCTTGCGCCCCATAGTGCCCCCCCCTGTCTGTCCCCTCGATCATCATGCCCTGGCCTGGCCGGTCTCCCACTCCCCAGCGGCCCGGCCAGGCGTCAGGGCATCGGTCTCGGCGTGGGAGGGTCTGACCACGTCGAGTTGCCGCCGTCCCGAATCAGGACGAACTCATCAATCACGCTGTCCAGGTGGCCCTCCTGGAAGCCAACGTCCACGACCCGACCGTAGCATCGGCCCCCGTTGAAAACGAGGTCCACGACGTAGGTCAGGGTGTCCGCCTCCCGCTCGACCGGCTCCCCCACCGGCCAGTCGTACTCTTCGCATCCCTGGTAGATCTTGGCCACGAACCCCCTGGCCACCAGGGTTGAATCGGGGTGTTCGCCGCTCGTGGACCTCCAAACTGAGTCCGGGGGCTCGTCCCAGTACCACCTGGGCCACCACATCGCATCCCCCGGCCGGGCTCGAGCGCCCCCGATCCCCATGTAGACAGTCGTGGTGTCGGAGAGGTACACAAGCGGGCTGTCCACCGCCCAGGCTGCGGAGTCGGCGTTACCGCCGCGTGTGGGGTTGATCCGGCACCCGACGTGCTGGTCGCCGGCGAGGCAAAGATCGAAGCCGGCCCCTTCGAGCAGGTGGTAGAAGCCATCGCCCGTCCTGGCCGCTTCCTGGTTCGGCCTCACGCTGTAGTGCTCGACGCCGTAAACCGGGCAATGAAACCCGGCGATCTTCCAAACGTCGTCCGGGATGCTGGCCGCCAGGTGCTTGACGAAGTTGTGCTGCGAGGAGCCCGGGCGGTGGAGCCCGTCGTCCTCCGGGTGGCAATTGGCGTAGATGTAGCAGGTGTCCGTATCGAACCCGCCCCTCACGTTCTGGAGCCAGGTGAACGAGACCGACTCGTAGGACGTCGTCCCCCACCTCGAGCCCCGGGTCAGGTGGCGCCGGCCCCAGTCCGCCTTTTGAGCGCCGGCGAATCCGGTATCGGCCGCCGGGTAGCCGTCACAGTCCGGCTCGTGGTTTCCAAGGGCCTCCCAGACCATGACGGAGGGGTCGAGGCTGTCCTGTAGGGCCTCCAGGAAGTTGCCGTGGCCCTCCTCCTCCCAGTCCCAGCAGACCGTGAAGTCCCCCGGGATGATGACCGCCCGGACGCTGTCGCCGGCGTCCACCAGGTCCGAGATCCAACCGAACTGTCGACCCACCTGGGCGGTTCTGAGGTCGGCCGTGAGCCCGAGGCTGCCGCCGGGCCCATGCACCGAGGCGTGCGGGTCTGCGAAGGCCACGATGTGGATCCCGGTGGTTTTGCGGGCCCGGACCTCAAACCTGTCGCCCAGGTCCGTGGATGGCGCCCCGATCCCGACCGACCACCAGGGGCCGAGCGGGACCGGAGGCGAGGAGGTCCGGGCCGTCACTGTGTCCTCATACTCCACGATCCACCTGGGCCGCTTGTCCTTCTCGGAGTAGCTCGAGGAGGCGAAAGACCAGGTGGACGCACACCGCGTGCAGGTCTCGGCCTCGAGGGCGTAGTCAGAGACCATGATGCCGGTGGGGGTCGAATCGTCATAGCACGCCCAGAGCCACTCATCCCCGAGCTCGAAGGTGAGGTCGTAGGGCGGCGTGCTGTCGGAGTAGACGATCGTGATGCTGTCGCAGAGGGCCCGGTGGTCCCATGGGTCGGCCTCTCCCAGGACCCCGGACGCCCCGGGGACCGACCACGCCGAGTCTGGGGCTTGCCAGGCGTTCCAGCTACACTCCCCGGTATCGGCCGCCGCCCCGGCCGTTGCGCCGGCATTGTCGCCCTCTCCCCATCGAGGGAGGGCATCCTCCGGCCCCGTAAGGACCGAGATCTCGATCGTGGAGGAGTCGAGGGTCGTGGCGGGATGGCCCAGGACAGTCAGGATCATCGCGAACCGGGAAACGGAGGCGTTTGGGGGAACCGCTGAGAGGTCGGGCTGGAGGAGCGCCCTCGTGCTGTCCATCGCGACCGCCCCGATGTGCCGGCGGCCCACGAGGAGGGAGCCCGCTGCCCCGTAGTTGAATGTCGGGTATCCAGAGCAGATGTGAGCGTCCTTCGCCCCAGAGTAGAAGGGATCCGGGAGGGAGTCGGGCCAGAACACAAGGGTATCCTGACCGTCAGCGGAGCCCACCAGGAGGAGACAGACGACCAGGGCGGCGAAGGCCACCAGGCCGACCACGATGGCCTTCTTGAGCGTGGAGCGCTGCCGGGCCCGGCGGACCTCGGTCTCGATGGCCCTCTGGGATCTCGAGGCTCGCCGGTGGCGGACCTTGGCCAGGTGTTTCTCGACCTGGCGGTCAGTGGCCTTCTTTCTGAACTTCGGCATCAGTCTCCCACCATCCTCTCGAGCCGCTCGAGGC